GATTTCTCATCCATTCCAGCAGTCAAAGCAAATGATAAGGTTCGTTTTTGCAGTGCCATCAGAATATCCACAATGAAGCTGTACAGGCTGTGCCTGAGCTTTTTAAAGCAATGTACTGACTAGGCGAAGTATTCGCGCCGTCGTCTACCTGTATCGTTGCCGTCGCGTTAATCGAAACAACAATAAAACCACTATAGCCTCTTTCCAGCCTGTGATAAATGCGCTGGACATCTGAAGCTGGAAACTCGATATCTTTAATTAAGCGGCCAGAAAGCAAGCCTTGCGACTGAAGACCATCAGCAAAAATCTCTACTTTGTCCTGAACCATCGTTAGGTCAGGGTCGTCTGTCTTGTGGCGCTCGTACTCAATCATGACTAAACCAGGTTAATGTAATCATCGAGGTATGAGGTAGTTCCAACGTTTACATCTGTAATCGAGTAAGACTCGCCAGCATCGCGCTTTCCTGAGACTTGCTCAAGACGTTGAAGCTGCTGTTGCTTTTGGACAAGAAGCACCTGAACATCGGACTCTTCTTTTTGCAGGCATTTTATAGCTGCGTCGATAATAACATATTCTTCGTAGCCTTTTGCTACTTGCGGGGCTACAGCAACAATCTCTTCATCAGTAGCCGTTGCGCTAAAGTAAGTAGGCTCTGGAACAAAGTGCAAGGTAGCAGTGCCGGACACCGTGGGGTCAGGAATAAACTTAATCTGAGAGCCTTGAATATGGTAAAGCGTGTTCGTTATTAACGAAGAAACAATTCCGGGCGAGTTGTACATAGCCCGTTCTTGAAAGTGATACGGCTTTAACCTGTAATTAATCCCGCCAACGTCAAGATCTACACCCAGCGCCTTGTAGAAAGTCGATGGAAGGTTAAAACTGCCCGTGCCAGGAAGCTCGTAAGTGGTTGAAGTTACATAGTAATCTTCAAACTTAGTGACTAGGATGTCATGAATTTCCGCCATTGCGACGTTAATATAGTCAACAACCTCGGCATCAGAGACAAAGGTAGAGCCAACCATATCTGCACGTCGGCGAACTCCAGTAATTAAGTTTGCCAGCGTAAGGGTATTGTTCGGCATACCTATCCCCCAAAGGAAAAGCGGGGGCACGTAGCCCCCGCTCAATTAATCCATCATAGTTGCCAAGTCGGACATCGCACTGACGACCGCATCGGCATCATTATCTTGGATGGCCTTGAGGAATTTCTCCCCTGCCTCCTTCTTCATCAAGCCGCTATCATCCTCTTCCGGGCCATCTTTTTTGGCCTTTTCAAGAATCATAAGGGCAAGATTACCTTTGCCTTTCATGGCAAGCTCCTAGTTAGGTCACACTGCTGTTTTTCAGAAATGCAATAAATTGAATTTCCTGGTCGTTGTCGCTGTCACCAGTAACAGCGTCATCAGAGTGGTCATTACAGACAAACGACAGTGTTTTTGCACCGTTTACATCGTGCGCTGTGCATTCGATGTATCGCTCAGGACCGCCGGTCCCAACAACATTTGCAGCACAATACAAAAGGTCACTGTATTTATCATCAAGTGTCACTGTAAAAACACCAGAGCTAATGTTGGAGCATGTGAAGCCAATGCCTTCAGACACCCCTGTCATTGTGCCGTTAGTAAACGCAATGCGCCCACCAATAATAACGACAGCGCGCTCTAGCGCTTTTACTGCTTTAAAATCTCTACTCGCCATAACTCAATCTCCCTTCAGTGAGTCCGAATTATGCCAATGAAATACGACAGTTAAATCCTGGCGCGTTACAGGCGACGTTTCCGTAGTAACCAAGGCGCACCTCGTAAGCATCATCATCGCTTTCGCGAAGCATGCGATTACCGTCAAGATCCAAGAACGCTGGAGCATCCCCCAGAGTGTTAAGGCTCCAAGTGTCCATCTGAACCATCCAAGCAATATCAGGCTGGCAGTTTTGATCTGGCACAACGTTAATGGTTCCACGCGGTCCCCGGATAGCAATAGAGGAAAATCCAATATCGACATCGCGAGCCTTTGCTTCGCCATAAACAACTTTAGAACCAAGGGCTTTTTCAAGGCTTGAAAAAGTCGCAAAGTCAACGAAACAGTAATCTGGGCGACCACCTTCACGGCCAATCAAAGAAGCTCCACCAATAAGCGCCTCTTCAATCGGAAGAGCAGAACCATCAAAGCGGTTTCCACCTAGTCGAGAAGAGTCATCAGTACGTGCTTGGCTAAACAGGGTAGAGTTGTTTGAGTCAAGAACGCGAGGACACCAAGCTTCAAGACCGCTAACCTTAGTATTAAGGTCACCTTTTTGAAGGATTGCGTGGTGAAGCGCAGGGGTTCCTGTTGTGCCGCTTACTACAAAGGTTCCGTTTGAACGGTCTACCGATGTAATAGTCATGTCACCACCGATCTGGTTTCCAGAATCAGGCTTACGGTAACGTGAGTCTGTGGTTGTAGCAGTTTGGTGTTGGAAGATGTTAATTACCATCCCTTTTTCAAAGTTGGTAATATCTTCAGCACTCGTCAGTGTTACTGTTTTCGAGCTGTTGTCCCAGCTAGAAACTGTACCAATTGTGCCCGTGCCATCGCGGTACATACTAACGGCCAAAGAGCGCGTAAGAGAGTGCATAGCACCATCTACTTCCATTGTAGCGTAGCGCAAGAAAGCGTCGCTATCTCGCTCGGTCGCCTTAATGGATTCGCCGGTAATGCTTGCAAAAGAATAATCCTTCACCCGTGTCAAAGTGAATCGACCAAGAGAAGATGTTGAGCTGACAGCTTTGCCGTTGCTAAAGTTGGCGCTTCGGCGCTGCGGATTTCCGTAAAGCAAAGGAATCGGCATATTTTCGCCGCCGAACTTTGTATATTTCGGCATAATCGCAAGAAGTGGGTTATCCTGGTAAACCATGTTTTGCACACGGAGAGGCTTATAGTGGTCTTTAAGCGCCTGTGTGACGCTGGTAATGTCGAGTGCCATTTTTAAACTCCAAAGTTAGGGCGTAGCTTCCCATTTGATCATAGCAGCGGCACGTTCGAGCGATTTTTCCTTGCTCTCTAACGTGCTGCCGGATGTTTCCGTTTTTTTAGCAACGTCACCATTGCTAAGTGTTTTCACCCGTTTCACTGCTTGCTCGGCGGCTTCTGGAGTCTCTGACTCGCGTGGTTTATCTAACTCACGAAATCTTTCTTGTAGCTTTTTGCTACCTAAGTAACGCTCGGCTTCCGCCATAAAGTGGTCCTCAACGAGCTTTGCCGCATCACCGTACTCAAGGACCTCTTTTGTAGAGTTGTAATGCTCCTGCATTACTTGCGCTACGAGCCCATAAGCGTCATGATGCTTCACCATCTCGAAGGTACTACCATCGTCTACGAAATTCTTAATGTTGTCAACCAACTGAGTATGAGCCGCGCTTACCTTGGCTTGCTCTGCTTGCTGACGCTGCTCGTCATAAATCTTCTCAATCTTCTCAAGTCGGCTATTTAGCCGCTCATTTTCAAGACGAAGTTTTTGCTCTTCGGTAGGATTGCCTTCATTAATGACTTGCTGCGTTAGGTCGTCATAACTAATTCCAAGCTCACCAAGAAGTTTGGCAGGGTTTTCTTTTGCCAGTCGCTGCAAATCAGCTAAGCGTGTCGAGTTACCCTCAAACTGCTCTTTCTGTTTGGCAAAGTTAGCAATTTCTTGCTCTTTTTGCCGCAAGGCCCGCTCTTTTCGAGCAAGTGCCGCAAACTGCCGAGAAAAATCAGGGCGCTCTGGCTCCGCTGGCGCTTCGGCGGCTTCAGCGTTTTCAACCGCCTCTTCAGCCACCTCCTCCATTAGTTCCGCGCTCGGCGCTTCCTCAACCGCTGCTTCTTGTACTGCTTCTTCTGTCATAATAACCCCTTGCGTTGTTACGCTGTTGGGATGGGAGCCGCAGCCATTTCAGCCGCAGCTACATCATCCGGCATTCCTGCCGGGGGTGCCCCTTGTTGGGGGGCGTCTGGTCCCGGCCCCATGGCCTCCATTGGTGGCGGCGGTGCCGCTTGTGCCTGCATTCTCGCAAGCAGTCCAATAGAGTCTTCGATAAATCTTCTAAATAAGTCCAGCCGAGTTTCTGGAACTTGGTTAATTTTGGCCCGAAGGTAGGCGGATTGCATCATCGCAATACCCATCGAAAGATTCATGTACGGTTCAGGCGGCTGGTAAATGCCTTTTTCAAGAATCCGCTCAATCATCATGGTGAATATTTCTTGTGACGCCGTGGCCATACTGTTGACCGCTTCCAAATCAGGGTAATCAAGCAATGCGCGAGCTTCTTGCTGCGTAAGCATTCCGGCCTGAAGCATCTCGATAACTTTCTGAAGCTTCGCCGCTGGCGTTGTAGGTAAAAGTGAGGTCGGGTAAACCTTCATCACATACTCATCATGCTCTAAATTGATGTCGGACCACTTAATTTTCTCGATATCGTCATCACCGTGACTAATGACCTCAAACGACTCACCTTTGGCAGATACTTCTCGCGCAATATCGACCATTTGAGCCGCAGCGTCCAAAAAGAGCTGTTCGTAGGCTTTTGCGACCATTAAAAACCGCTCGGACTCGATATCTTGGAATTCTCGAAGCGCAACGCCCGATTCTAGACCCGCAGGCTTCTTTGCACCCGCTGCAAGCTGACTTACACCCGCAATTTCGTATGCACGGTTAAATAACCGGTCTAAATGGCTAAAAATTTCACCAGAGACGGTTTTTGGGACAAAAAACTGAGGCGGAGTACCCGCGTACTCAATAACACCCCAAATTTCGTTATTTATATGCGCTTTTGAGATTTTAGAGCCACTTTCAACGAAAACCTTCGGCGTTGCGAGGTGCATTTGTTGCC